ATTTACTACCACAAAATCTTAAAATTTGGAATGTAAAAGTCTCCTTACCAAGCTCTTCAATATCAGCATTAAGTCTATCTGAAGAGCCTGTATAGGACTTCCAATCACTCTCTACAAAATCAATTCTTTTACGCTTCTTACCTTTGAGTGGTGCTCGTTTAATACGCTTTACCATCTGTTTTTTACCTATATACTTCCTTTGATTTACTGTATTAGTAATTTCATATATAAAACCGAAAGCATCCGCAGGTATCGTGCCATGTATTGTCCAGTGACCTGTTTCCATCACATGTACTTACTTTTTCTTTTTCTTTTTTCTACGTTTCCGGCCAATCGTCCCGCGCCGAGTCTGAATGCCGCCTAATATCTGAGGTACTCTAGCATCGCCGGGAGCGTACCAATCGCCTGATTGTGAATGACCTACTGCAGCTGCTGGTCCAAGAGCACCTCCACCTACTGTATTACCTTCATCCTCGTCATGAATTGTCTTAAGCTTACTATAATATGCAGGATCTTCAGCGAGATGCTGTTTGGCTATAGTTGTTGCAACATCTTTATCATCAGTATGTTCTAACTCTACCTCAATACCCATTTTAAGTTCATTTTCATCATAATCAATATCTTCCACCCCTTTGAGTAGTTTATCTATTGTACGTTCAAATAATCTCTGTGTATCCCTCATATTAATATTTATTTATGTATTACGTCTTAGGCTTTCTATGTTATATCACTAGTTAGTAGTTGCAAGCCGTGTAAATACATGTATAATAAGGATGTGAATGCGGAAATAATTGAAAGATATAGTAAAGAGATTGAGACTGAGCTACATATCGATGAGTTTAATATCAAAGAGATGTCACTTAAGACTCCAGCTCGTAAACACTACTGGGTCTGCAGATTGATTCAGCATAAAAAGTCACTCCTTAATCTAAAAGCTGAGAGGTATTCCTTAAGAGAAGATATAGTACAAGCTATACAACGTGAATCTCCAGTAAAGGTGACTAGACCTATAGCAGAGAAAAGCTCATATCAACATGAGGGAATGATAGAATTGCAAAATCGTATCGATGAGCAAGAACTAATTGTTGATTATCTAGAAAAGGTTGAAAGAACATTTACAAGCTTAGGTTTTGACATCAAGAATATCATCGAGATAATGAAGATGGAAACTATATAGGGATGATTAAATTTGAACTAGTTAATAATAAGATTAGAATAGCAGGCGAACTCGTGCCCGCTATTCGCGGTTTTTTTAGTGAAACCGATGCAACAGCTCGATTTAGGTTGAAGGGTAGAGCTAGACATTTTGCTGATATCAGAAATTATTGTATTACACCAACCGGTCTCTTCGAAGCTGGATTATTTTTTGATATATTAAGATACATTAAGGAGGTTTATCCTGATGAGGAATTACATATTGATAGTAATGTATCTGATATTATAAAACCTACGTTAGCAGCCACAGACGTATATGATGAGTTAACACTACCATTGAGAGACTATCAGTTAGCTGCTTGTAAGAAAGCAATTCAATTTGGTAGAGGTATTCTAAAAATGGGTACAGGTGCCGGTAAGACTCTAACAATATGCTCTCTACTATCGAGTATGTTTAAGAGTACGGGTGATACATTTAAATGTCTTTTGATTGTACCAGATTTAGGCTTAGTCAATCAGACGTTTAGCGACTTTAGTGAATATGATGCACCCTTTAAGTATACTAAATGGTCCGGTAAGAATAAACCAGACTTTACTGCTAATGTTATTATAGCTAACCTAGGTATACTTCAGAGTCAATTTAAGGATAATGACTGGTTAGAAAAGGTAGATGCGTTAGTTATAGACGAGTGTCATAAAGTCAAAAAAAGTAATAAGGTAAGTAAGATGGTACAACAAATTAGAACTGTTCATAAGTTTGGATTGACTGGCACAATGCCTGATGGTAAGGTTGATGAATGGAATATTATCGGTAAGATAGGGAGTATCATATATGAGAAAGATAGTTTTCAGTTACGTACCGAAAAACACCTTACCCCAGCAAGTACAACTATTATTGAGTCTGAATTTTTAAAATCACCAGCATATAAAACAGGTGCAGACGCTAAACTGAATTACAGGCTCGAATTAGATTTCATATATGAGAATCAATTTCGAAATAATATGATAAATCAGATATGTGCTAACTTTAACAACAACATTCTAGTATTAGTAAATCACCTGAAACATGGTGAAACACTTTATGATCTAATGTCAACCTTAAAAGATAAGCGAGTATATTTTGTTAAGGGTGAGCTAGAGGTTGAAGAGCGCGAAAATATTAAGAGAATAATGGAGGTAGAAAGTAATGTAGTTTGTATAGCTATGAGTTCTATTTTTAGTACCGGGGTTAATATTAAAAATATACATATGATTGTATTTGCTGCTGGTGGTAAAAGCTCCATACGTACTATTCAGACTATAGGCCGTGGCTTACGTTTACATGATAGTAAAGACAATCTTAGGATAATTGATATAGCGGATCAGCTTAAGTATGGTCAAAAGCATGTTGCCCGTAGAAAAGAAATCTACGAGCAAGAGAGGATACCTTATAAAATAGTGCAGGTTACTGAAAAATAAGTTGAAAGTTACATAGTCATATACTATACTATAGTTATATTATGCCTAGAGACAAAGAACCTAAGACCGATAAGAAGCCTAAGACTGATGAGGCGCCTGCACTCGAGGAGAAGCCTAAGCCTAAGAAGAGAGGGCCTAAGCCTAAGATTGACCAGTATTATGTTAATCCTGCTGTGTTTAAGCAGCAGATTAGAGAGTATTATGTAACTGAGGATTGTATTTTCGAGCTTGCAAACTCACTTAAGAAGATTGCTTATGGTCTTGGTAATAAATCAAATTTTATAAATTATACCTATAAAGAAGATATGATAGGTGACGCTCTAGTTAAGATGTATACAGCTCTGCAGAACAAAAAGTTTAATGTAGATTCAGAATACAATCCATTCTCTTATTTTACTACTATTGCATTTCACGCTTTCATTAATAGAATTAAAAAAGAGAAAAAGCATCATCAAACTCTATGTGATTATAAAGAAGTAGTTTATGAAAAAGAGATGATGGATTCCGGAGGAGGTCATGTTTATGTAAAACCCACCAACCCTGACGACTATTAATATGGGTAAAAAGGTAGCCATATTTTCTGATATACACCTCGGCGTTCACCAGAATAGTGACTTCTGGCTAGGTGTAGCAAATCAATGGAGCGACTGGTATATTGAGGACTTGAAGTCCAAAGGTATTTCTGATATTATATTTTGTGGAGATTTCTTCCACTATAGAGACGAAATAAGTGTTAAAACATTAAATTTCGCTAAAGACTTTTTAGATAAATTTAGCGACTTTAATATTACGATGATTACTGGTAATCATGATGCGTGGTATAAAGATACTAGTGAAATTAACAGTCTGAGTATATTGAGAGGTTATAGTAACCTGACGGTTTATGATAAAATGACGCAATGTAATATACACGGCGTTAATACAGTCTTCTGCCCATGGGGCACTCAACTAAAAGACATTCCGGATTGTGATTTAGTATTCGGTCACTTTGAGTTAGTTAACTTTAAAATGAACTCCTTTAAGGTATGTGATCACGGCGACAATCCGGAGGCTCTAGCTAATAAAGCACCTCTAGTATTCTCAGGTCACTTCCACTTAAGAGCGAGTAGAAAGTTCGATAATAGTGAAATCATATATGTAGGTAACCCTTATGAAATGGATTTCGGTGATTCAGGGCAGACCAAAGGATACTATGTTTTAGATCTAGAGGATTTAAGTTATGAGTTTTATAAAAATACTGTAACACCTAAACATGTTAAGATATTTCTATCTAAGCTTATAACACAAAAAGATCCTGAAGCATACTTTAGATCTGAAGTAACCGGTAACATTATTAAATTTATTGTAGATAAAAATGTTAATTCAGCAGATATGGATTTACTAGTTACAAAACTTGCTAGTTATAAGCCTAGTGACATTAGAATTGATTATGATGCTAATTATAATAAAGTACAATTCGCAGAAGATAATGAGTTTGATCTTTCTGGAGTAGATATGTCGGAAGCTATTACTGAATTTATTAACATGTTAGATATTGATAATAAGAGTGAAGTTGCAAAATACACTACAGAACTATATAACCGATCAGTAGATAGACCAAAATGAAATACGTAAATTTTAAAGAGTTAAAAATTAAGAACTTCTTATCAGTCGGTGAAGAAGTAGTGAAGGTAAACTTCGAGACTGGCTTGCATATTGTTACTGGTATAAATCGCGATAAGGAGGATAGAAGAAATGGTGTGGGTAAGAGTACTATTGCTGATGCTCTATACTTCTCAATATTCGGTAATACATTACGTGAGATTAAGAAGACCTTTATACCTAATAATTTAACAGACGGTAAGACATCTGTCGAGCTATTGTTTAGTGTTGATGATCCGCAATATGGTATAAATGACTTTAGAATTGTACGTACCTTAGGACCTTCAAAATGCACAATATATAAGAATGATATCGATAAGACACGTGATACTATTCAAAATACAAACCAGTATATTGAAACCGTATTATCATCATCACCAGAGATATTTCAGAATTGTGTTATTATGACTCTCAATAACCATATACCTTTTATGGCTAAGAATAAGGTCGAGAAGCGTAAATTTATTGAAAAGATTTTTAATCTAGAAGTATTCTCTAAGATGCTAAACGATGTTAGAGGCGATCAGAGTGAGGTTAAGAAAGACTTTGATATTAATGTTACTCGGTTAGAAGAAACGTCCGGTTATTTGCAACTACAGCAGAACCATAAGAATAATTTTGATATTGACCATGGCAGGAAGATCAATACATTAGAGTCAACCCGCGACCGACACTCAGCTGATCTTAAAGCAGCTAATGAGCGACTGGACAGTATTAATAATTTAGATGCTACTCCTTTTGAAAAAAAGAAAGAGGAAGTAAGTCAGAAGAAGAATGCAGTACGAGATGAAATAGATGCAATTAATCATGATTTAATTGAGTGTAAGCTGACGCTAAGAACTGCAGCTGAAGATTATAAACAGATAGGTACATCAGAAGCCGATTGCCCAGTTTGTCTCCGACCGATTGCTGATCATGATATAGAAGCTATCAATGAAAAGAAGCGTCATATAAAGGCTGGTATAAACGATCAGAAAATAAAACTAGATGAACTTACTAGTGAATTAAATGGTAAAAAGACTCTTGAAGAGAAAATTAATAATGCAATTCAAACTCTAGCCGATAAAATTACTAACATTGAGAGAGAGAAATATAGTATCAGTCAAGTTAGTGACTCTGTTAATTATATACAAAAATGTATAACCGAAATTGAGAGTGAGTTAGAAGGAGTAAAGAATGAAACTAATACTTTCGATAGTGTAGTTAATGAGTATCAAGATAAGGTTGATACTATTAAGGCTGATATTAACAGTCTTAAAAATAGATTAGACTTCTTAGATGTTGCAAAGTTTGTCGTCTCAGAAGAAGGAGTAAAGAGCTTTATCGTTAAGAAAATTTTACGCAACTTTAACTCTAAACTTACGCACTATCTCAAGAAACTAGATAGTAATAGTATTTGCGTCTTTAATGAGTATTTTGAAGAGGAGATTATTAATGAAAAAGGTAAGGTATGTCTTTATAATAACTTCTCTGGAGCTGAAAGAAAAGCTATTGACCTCGCATGCCTCTTCTCATTTATGGATATGCGAAAAGCTCAAGGAGATGTTCATTATAACCTTAGTTTTTATGATGAGCTATTTGATAGTAGTTTCGATGAAAAAGGTGTTGATCTAGTTTTAGAGATCTTAAATGATCGGGTAGAGACGCAAAAAGAGTGTATATTTGTAATTAGTCACCGTAAGGAAAGTATTAAAGCTGCTACCGGTGATATTGTATTTTTAGAGAAGAGTAACGGTATTACTAAACGCGTAGAATTTGTGGATTAAATAAAAAATCCCTATAATTAATAGTATATATGCTCAGCCAATCTCCCTTCCAGACTTCACCTATGCGAGGCGCTCTCCCTATGGGACTAGCTAATCAAGTGCGTAACGTTCAACAACCAGCAACGCCAAAGCCTCAAGAGCTCGGTCTGCCACGTTTTATGAACTACTACGCTGATTACTCCGGCTGTGGTCACTGGAGAATGATATGGCCTGAACAGGTTATGAATGCTCATAATAAAGCTGTAGTGCATGGTACAACAGTAATGAATGGAGATACGAGACAGTATGTAGGAGTGAAGGGTGTGCGTATACAGAGACAAGCAACGCCACAGCAATTAGAGTTTATTAAATTTGTGCGCAATATTGCAGACAAACAAAATTTTAGGCTTATATATGAAATTGATGACATCTGCTTCGCGGAGGATATACCTGATTATAATAAGTTTAAGGGGGCATTTACTGATCCTCAAATTAGAAAGAGTGCTCAGGAGATTATGGCCATGTGCGACGAAATTACTGTTACATGCCCATTCATGCGCGACTACTATAAAGAGAAAACGGGTAATGAAAATGTAACTGTTATACCTAATTTTATGCCTAAGTTTTGGTTAGGTAATAGAAGCGACCTGAGTCGCACGATGAAAAGTTTTGAAGATAATAAAAAGAAGCCAAGAATCTTATATGCTGGTTCCGGTGCTCATTTTGATGTTGATAATAATGTAGGCCAGAAGGATGATTTTGAGCATGTAAATAATGTTATTGCTAAAACAGTTGATAAATATCAATGGGTATTTTTAGGAGCTTTTCCGCTGTCACTTAAACCATTAGTTATGTCCGGTAAGATCGAATTTCACCCATGGGTGAGACTTTTTGAATACGGCGACAAATTACGTGATTTGAACATTAATATGGTTGTTGCACCTTTACAAGATAACGTATTTAACCGTTCAAAGTCAGATTTAAAATATATAGAAGCATGTGCACTTGGCTTACCTATTGCATGCCAGGATATGTGTACATACGAGAATGCACCCATTAGGTTTAAAACAGGAGATGAGATGATTGCTCAGATCGAGAGGACTTTAGGCGACAGACAGCGTTACAAGTCTTTATGCAAAAAAGCTTCAGTATATGCTGATACACGCTGGCTAGAGAGCGATATTAATGTCGACTGTTATACGGAACTTTACCAGTATAACGTCGGTGATCCTAAGAGAGTTAATCTAGCTAGATACAATAAGTAGGTTGATACTAAGCGGAACTACATTATAATTATGATGTGAGTTATCGAAATATAGTATATAATGGTAAGGAGAGTTCAATTAAGCTCTTTACGTGGGATGAAGATGGTAAGCGTATATCTTATGAGGTGTCTCATGAACCGTATCTATTTGTTGAAGGTAACGGTAAGTACGAGTCTATTTTTGGTACTAAGCTAATTAAGAAGAAGTTTCAGAATCAGTATGGCCGGTATAAGTTTATTAAAGATACCGGTATTAAGAGAGTATTTGAAAACTT